GGGGAAGGCTGCGTTATTGATGGCGGCCCTGGTCGTACAAGCACACTGACTGGTGGTACTTATGGGGGCGGTGGGGCAGGTGGATATTATCTAAACACAGCCAGTCGTAGGCCAGGTGGTAGTGGCGGAGGTGGTAGTGGCGGAATCGGTAGTACTGCTACTGGACGTTCAGGTGAAAATGGCGCTGGAAATACCGGTGGAGGTGGTGGTGGTGGCTCATGGGGCACAACTACACCCAGTTTAGTAATTGGTTATGGTGGTAGTGGCGGCAGTGGGGTTATTTTCCTACAAATTCCTGATAGTTTTACAGCCTCATTTAGCGCCGGTCTCAGTACTGGAGGGGGCGGAGCCAGTGGTGGTTACAGAGTATACGGTATCTATGGTGGAACCGGAACAGTTACCTTTTCCTAAAGTTCTTAACTAATAAATAAAATTATGCCTTTAGATTTCCCATCAAATCCAGTTAATAACCAAAGTTACACAGTAGACACAAGAACCTATGTGTTTGATGGTAATGCTTGGAATCTTAGTTTTGGTCCGCTAACTGCCTTAAACAGTATTAGCATAGTTGATAATGGCGGTGACGGTAGTTTGACTTATGACGCTAGTTCAGGTGTTTTTACCTATACTGGACCAAGTGCTGTTGATGTACGCAGTCATTTCACAGCCGGTAGTGGTATTAGTCTTGTTAACGGTGCTATTAGTGTAGACAGTACAGTGGTAAAAACCACAGGTGCTCAAACAATTAGCCAGAAAACTCTTGATGGAGTTACTATTAATAAAGCTGTTACCATGGGAGTATACACTCTTACTGGTAGCGATCTAGATCCTAACAATGGCCCTATACAAATCAAAGCACTAACAGGTGCTACATTCTTTACTGATAGTCTAACAAATGGTACCAGTATCATGCTCATGATCACTGGTGCCAACACATATCCGCCAACTTGGCCCACAATTAATTGGGTCACAGACAAAGGCAATGTCACTCCTACTATGACAGGGGGAGACGCCATCGTGTTATGGAAAGCTAATAACACTCTTTATGGAGCCTGGGTCGGGAGTTCAGTCTAATGCTGCTGCATGCCATGTTGCAGGCTGCAGCCGGAACTGCTAATGTAAAACCGGTTGTTATTGATCTTACTGCTACACAGTGGTCACTGTCTGCCATTACTTGGGACGCCGATCAAACTTGGCCAGCCATACAAACTAATTATCGTGTCAACGATGTCAAAATTGGTCCCACTGAAGATCGTGTTTATGCTCTAGATGATTCTAGTAAACGCATATTCACTTACAACTTGGCTAAACCAGGATATTTGGCCAATTCCACTATTAATCAAAACAGCTTGGCTTTGTCGCCCATAGACAATCAACCACGTGGATTTTGTTTTGGTGACAATGGCACAAAATTATATTTTGTAGGCACACAGTATCAACGCATATACCAACTCAATTTATCTACCCCTTATGATCCTGCCACAGGTAGCATAGCCAATATCTATGATTTTACTGACAATAATGTTAGACCACGTGATCCACAAAAGATCACATTCAGTGCCAATGGCCGCAAGATGTGGGTATTTTATCGTAGCATTCAGTTAATAACTAATAGACAACAGGGATTTTTACAGTATAACTTAGGTACAGCTTGGAATATTAGTACAGCAACTTGGGAAGGCATTAACTTTTACCCTAGAATTAATCTTTACTATGTGGCCTTAAACAGTCGTACCAGCGGCACTGGGCAATTTGCTTATAATAGCGGGCTCAGTGTCATGAGCGATCAAATTAGAATTTATAGTTTAAGTACTAGTGGTAGTAGACCCATTGTTTCTATCGCACTTGACAGTCAAGGTCAAATGTCTACTGCTCGTGCTCTAAGCTCAGTTAATACCAGCAGTCAAGACTGGGGCAGTACTGCCTTATTTGTAAATCCTGATCAAACTAGAGCTTATATAATTGGTGCTAACAATCGTAGAATATATCAGTACACCATCGCTACTCCTGGCAACTTGTCTACAGCTTCGTATCAAGGGCGTAACTTAAATATTGGCCTTACCAGTTCTTATGGCGAGGATGTACCTAGATCAATGACATTCAGCCCTGATGGTACTAGAATGTATTTTTATGGTACTGGACAGAAACGCATATGGCAGTGCCAACTTAGTACTGCTTGGGATATAACTACTGCAAAATTTGCCGGCGCTGATGGATGGTTCTCAGCTTATATTGGTGGATATGAAAACAGATCTGAGAGTCTACGCTTTAGTCCTGACGGTAATAAATTCTTTGTGCTAGGTACTGCCAGTACTGGTGGTGCTCCAAGCTCGACCTGTATTAGTGAATTTACTTGTGCCAGTCCTTGGACTTTGTTTGATGCTCAACTAACTGGGCGCATCAGTGTTCGTACTCAAAATTACTCGGCATCGGGTATGTATTTTAGGCCTGATGGTTTACAATTATTCATAGTTGGAACTAGCAATTACAATGTTTCAGTTTTTAACTTGGGCACTGCTTGGGCTATCGATACTGCCAGTCATGCTTACGATTGGCTAGTGCCCCCGGGACCTAATGGTAATCCTAACGGATGTGGCCCTTTTGATAACATTAGAGTGCGAGGTACGGCTAGTGGTACAGTATATGGTAGTAATCCGTATAGAAGCGATAGCTCATTGGGTAAGGCAGCAGTACACGCGGGCATCGCCGCAGTAGGCGAATATGTATGGTTAGAACGGTATAATCCCGGTCGTTGGAGCTATACAGCAAGTTCTGCAAATGGAGTTACAACCTTATCATCGGGTACTGGTTGCGGTTTTGCTATACGTTGGGCCGAAGGTGAATTCAAGTACTCTCGAGACAGCTTTCCAAAAGGTATATATTTTAGTACCTGGGGCGACAGAATGTATATTGTAGGCTCTGGTTATTTGCGTATACACCAATATAACTTGTCAACCGCATGGAACCTAAACACTGCTACCTACGTGGGTTACGCTAGTGTATTAAATTATGGACGAGATCTTTGGTTCAGTGATGATGGCATGCGGTTTATCATTATAAGATTAGGTATCATATATATTCACGAGCTATCATCAGCATGGGAAGTCCAATCAATTAACTCGCGCTGGAGTTATACATTTAGAAATCTTAATTCTACTGACATTGGTACTGATACTGAAGGATTTGATTTTAGTCCTGATGGGCGTTATATGTTTGTGCTAAACAATTCTAAGCGAAATATAGTTAGATTTGAAATGGCACAAAATTGGAACATTAACAGCATGTTCTTACCCAACTCTACCTTGATTGGTACTGTGCTGTTGGGATCTTCAGCGTATCCAGTAGACATGAAGTTTAGCCGTGACGGACGTAATTTATACGCAGTTGGATATACTACACCTGGTGCTGAAAATTCCACAGCAACTATATTTCGCTATAGATTAAGCCAAGAGTGGGAAATTCAAACTGCTACACTGTTAACACAAGTAACTAGGACAAACTTTAATCAAAGTCTACCACTCAGTCATCAAATCACTGGCAGGTTTACTGGTATTGACATCAGCGATGATGGATCAATGTTGTACTTGTCCACATACGACCCTGGATTTGTTATTATGGTAAGACTCACTAACCCGTTTGACATCACAGGAATACAGTCACCTAGTCCCATTGCCGGGCAAGGTTACTACGTACCAGTACCGACTACTTACACTAATGACTTCTTCTTCAAGAGTGACTATACAAAATTATACACTTTTGACACCACAGATTATGCTAGTACATCGGCTGGTCGAGTTTTTCCATATGACATGAGTCGCTACCAGCGAATTGACACTGCCATAAACACAGTAACACCACGTCAATATGATAGACCAGTTCATAGTATTGCTGTAAATCAAGGTGGTACTATGTTGGTGACTGGGCAAAGTAGTCGTATGCTACGCTATAAAGTGGCTACAGCCTGGGACACTGCCACTGGTGGTTTCGAAAATGGCGTAAGTCTAAACTCTAGTTATATGCTGCGTGGTCGTGGTTTTTATTGGCACAGCACTGGCCTAACTGGTCGTTATAAAATGGCACCAGACGCAAGAAACTTTTTTACAATTAGTGGGCGTACTATATTTCAGCTTAAATTTCCTGCCCAATATGACTTTGCTAGCACACCTACTATAACTAACAATATTTTACCTAGTTTTAGTACTGCATGGACACCGGGTGGCTTTGCTTACAGTATTGATGGACTTACGCTGTATGTAATGAAAGACTATGGTGGCTCGCCTTATGCCATACATGTAGTTGAATATCGTCTCAGCTCGCCCTGGGGTATGACATTTACTTATGTACGCCGCACACAGATATTCTCATCTGGTTTTGGTGGCGCCACTAGCATTTCGGTAAGACCTGACGGGGGCAGTTTGTTTGTTATTCATGATCGCCGCATTAAAGAATATCGTATGCTACAACCATATAACTCTGGTACTATTACATATCAGAAAGAACTGTCGTTGGCATCAGGTCGTGGCGGTAATGATCCCATAGATCATGTATGGAGTACAGATGGTTACAAATTAATTGTTCTAAGCAATTATCCAACCACAGTTGCCAGTGATCCTGGTCCAGCAGCACATGAATATCGTTGTACCATACCTTTTGATCTAGCTACAGCAACCTGGATTAGAACTTTTGATTTGTACAATCGCAGTCACAGCTACAGGACCATGCGTAGTATTGACATCAGTACCGATGGGCGCAGAATGATCGTAGGCACTTACGCTCCTACTTATATATTTTCTTATACGCTCAAAGCTGATTAACTGTTGGCTTCACAATAGCGTATTTTATTAACTACCACTTGCGAAGTCAAAGTACGCACAATACCGGGATGCAGGGGTTTTGGTGCTGCTGCTAAAGGTAGCCAAGCATAACCTATGTGTTCATCGTTTAAAACTGGGATAAATTCTTCTTCAACACTGATAAAGAATGTATGATACACAAAGCGTTCATCTGGACTAGTAAACTTTTCAACTGGAATTAATTTGGGATCGATTATGCGTCCGCCTAGTTCTTCTTGTATTTCTCTCGACAAGCCAGTTATTACAGTTTCGTCGCGATCCATTTTGCCACCTGGCAAAGCCCAGGTCATGGCCCATGACCCATTATTTCTTAACAAGAATAAGTATCTTTGAGTTGCTTTAGCGTAGATTAAAGCACCAACACCCTGTGTTAGTTGTTTGGTATGAAGCTCCACGCTCCTACGCCGTAGCGACCTTCCACGCTCTTGCTCCAGTATTGATCTTTCCATTTATATTGAACACCAGTGTTTAGATTAGTAACATATTGTATACTAGATACAGCCACGCTGTCAAAGGCCACTGTCCAAGCATTACCGTTAAATTGTATAATATCATTAGCATTGGCAATCAGTTGTGGTTGTCCAACACGATTCCACAACGGAGCACCATCTAAAGTAGCAGGGTCGCCATCATCATTACTGGGATCACCAATGGGATTTAGTATCAAGTATCTAGTACCGGTAGCAGGTGTTAGCAATCCGCTAGTTACTGTGACATGATAAGGATCAATAATGGCTGTGACTGGTGTTAAAGTATTTGTGGGCAGTGTGTCAGTATCGAGATTGAATATCAATAAGCTATCATCTGTGGGATGGTAAGCCACAGTACCAACTATGGTAACACCATCATTGGTTAAAGTGATTTGACTAAGTCCATTTGTTAAAACATCTGAGCCGGCTGGAACACCACTTAGCTCACCAAAGCTGCGAATAGCCAAAGGCCAGCTGCTGGGATTCATTGCTGGTGTAGTTCCGTCAGTAAATTCTATATCACTTTCACTGGCATATAGTTTTAGTGTATTACCTGAGTACACTACATTTAAGTCTATGGGTGTAAAAACACGGCGAGTAACAAATAATGTACCAGCTATATCAAAGTCACTTTGGTCTACAGTTTCCCCATTGGCATCATATATATTGGCAAGAATCTTTTGTATAACGCCCATTTTGCGTACTTTGGCCGGAGCACTGTACCAGATAGGCATTTCAAAATTCATTGTGACTACATCTATAGTATCTTCTGGACCCATGGGCACACTACGACTACTCCACTGATTGCCCATTAAGGTCACTGTGGTCAAGCTAGTCCAGTCTACGTAACTGTCAGTGCTTTGTAGTTCCAAACTGGGATTAAACAGCACAGCCATTTGTTCAAAGATTTGTAGTTTCTGATCGGTATTGCTGGTCCAAATATCAACTTTGAGTTGTAGTATATAAGGTACTGGCATTAGTCGTTCTACCGTGACCAGGTCACCTTGATACTCGGTAAACTCGCCAGTCTCTGGGTCATAGGCACGTTGTCGGACTTGTACTTTACTGACATGCTGTGGCTCTTGCACACGATTACGATCATAGTTTAGTCCACTAATGTACACACTCATGGCCGGTACAGTGGGTAAACTGTTTTCACTGTTTTTAGTTAAAATACTAGCAACTTGGCGACTGCTGTCTCCATAATAGATAGGTACTCGTAGTAGTGTGCGATTACCTGATCGGTCACGTCCAAGTTGAATTTCAAAGTTGTTTAGTAAACGTATAAACTGTTGAATGAATCTACGTGTTTGACCTGAATAAAAGTATGATGACATAATTAGTTATCGGCTCTTGGTTTTAACACATCATTAAGATTTTGTTTCTGTGGTTGCGTATTACCGTTAACATCAGTATAGGTTGCTGTATTGGTAATAAAGCTATTACGCTGAGTTCGGTTATCGGTGCTATTGCTGGTAATATTAGTACGCACATTGTCTTCAATCTTGCGCCAGCGATTGCCGTCAAACCTAAACAGTCTATTTGGTTGATAATCTACTCGCAAATGATAAGCTCCTTCTTGAGGATTACTGGGAAATACAATACCTGATGTAGTTGGTAAGCCATTTGGTGCTATGGCATTGCCAGTCAAATAACCACTTACAGCGAAATCTGGCGAAGCATCGTCAACACTGCGATGATATATAGGCTCAGTATTGTAACCACTTTCAGGCAATTCTACTTCGGCTTGATCTATAATAGCATCGTTGATTTCTGTGTAACGTTGGTATGAACTTAGCACATCGCGCAATGGTGTAGCTGACTCATCAGAAATCATGATCTTGTCTAGTATGTCTCGGTATTCTTGGCTGTCTACTAAAGGATTAATTTTGCAGCGCCATAAGTGTGGCCACCATGTGGGACTATAGCCTTCGGCAGCACGAGTGCAATCACTTACAACAAAGAAACGTTTTAATGCTACTGGGATATTGGTATCTAAAATGTCATAGTCAACTAAATGCTGTAACTCAAGTACATCGCCATTCATGATGCGACGTCCCAACAGCTCAATCATGTCGTTGATATGAAACGTCATAAACAGTGTACCGGCTTGTAAAAATAAACCAAACTGGCTAAGGTCAAAACTGTTATCAGTCACAGTATAAACACCGCGCATTTTGTAAACGGAAGTTTCGTATTTTCGGTCACGGTTTTCCAAGAACAAAAGATCTTGTATATTAAGCTCACTTTGTGTAGTGTTGGCAGGTTGGGTAAAGTCCTCGCTGTCAGTTTGAGCAATAGGGCCCAAGTATTTGTGTACCAAGACTCCGGTACCAGAAATTTGGATGTATTCCGAAATTCTGCGATCTATGAAGCGATAATCGTTAGTATGAGCGCCATCCCGCCATAAACTTAAACGTGCCACTCTAAATATCCTTTAAATATCTAGTATTTATGGACTTGACACTGTGCAACCCAGCATATATAATTACGTTATGGACTCAGAAATAATGGACACTTATCATAGCTTGCCCGATCGCATACGGGCTATTAAGCCATACCATGTCAAACGCGATCTCTTGCGTATGTACACAACCTGTGAAAATTTCAAACGGGAAATGGCACGAGAGCAAGTAAATTGCAGAAATGGTAGGGACAGCCACACTCTGTTGCAATTACGCAACAAATTCACAGAGTCAGTGACAAACCTTGATCAATATGTTACACTAGCATTATTGTCAATTTAGGAGTCAAAATGGCTAAGATCGCTGGAATTAAAGTGCCTAAAAAGCGGGCACCTGTGCGTACACTGCTTCAAGCTGATGAAAAAGCCACAGGCCCGGAACCTAAATGGGACACCGAGCGAGCATTGGGGTTTGATGCAGCGACTTTTGACCATCACTTACGCAAGAGCTTCCATTACTACAATTACCACTATACCACTAAACAAGTTCGCAAGCACTTGAATGATTGGTTACAGCGTAATTCTAAATTAGATCGGCGTCGACTTGCTAGGTTTGCGGCCATTGCCGATCG